GGCAACGCGGCAGCCGCTGGGGCACTTGCGGCACTCACTCGCACGATCGCCACGACCCCGGGCAACGCTGTTGCTGATGGCATTGCCGCGACGATAACAACCATCGGCCAAGTGACCGTCGTATGCACCCCTGGCAACGCGGTCGCTGCTGGGACGCTCGCCTCGCTGATGCTGACTGTCGCTGCAGCACCAGCCAACGCCGCAGCGGTCGGTGCACTGGCATCTCTACTGCAGATCGTTGTGGCAACCCCTGGCAACGCAACCGCAGCCGGGACAACCGCAACAATCTCAACGACGGGGCAAACGACTGTCGCCGCTTCGACTGGCAACGCGATTGCTGGTGGTGTATCCGCGACCATTACGACAACGGGCCAGAGCACCATCACCACGACCCCGGGCAACGCAGTCGCAGACGGAGCTGCAGCGACCATCACGCTGGCCCTGGCAGGCATGAAAACAATCGCGGCCGTCTCGGGCAACGCAACCGCGTCCGGTGTGCTTGCCAATGTGCTCGGCGGCAATGTGCTCGGGTCGCTGTACGGGCGCACGGTCTATGGGGTGCCTAGCCGTGATAATGACAGCTACTCGGCACGCGACAATGCTCAGAGAGCGCAGAGGTAACCAATGGCAATCAAGATCATCACTCCACCCGCCGCGCTGCTCACGCTGGCCGATCTGCGCCTGCACCTCAAGCTCGACACGACTGGCGGCGTGCATGCGGACGACTCGCTCATTGCCGCGCAACTTGCTGCGGCGCACGAGTATTGCGAGCACTACACTGGCCGCAGCTATGGCAGTCAGACGCTGGAGCTCGCGCTGGATGCATTTCCCAGCGGCCCGATTCAATTGCCGCGCGGTCCGGTCACCGGCGTGACGAGTGTCACCTACATCGACTCGGCGCAAGTCACCGTTGTGCTGTCAAATGCGATGTACGCACTCGATGACTACAGCGCGCCAGCATGGCTCACTTTTGCCTATAACACCGTCTGGCCCGACACACTGGCCGCGCCCAACGCCGTCAAGGTTCGATACGTCGCGGGCGCGTCAACGCTGCCCAGTGCCGTGCGAGCTGCCTTGCTGCTGATTGTTGGTCACCTATACGAGCACCGCGAATCGGTCAGCTCCGGCAATCTCGCGTCACCCAGTCTCACAATCGTGCCGATGGGCGTGGATGCGCTGCTCGACACCCAACGCGAGTGGAGTAACTACTGATGCGCAGCATAGGCGCTCTCGATCAGCGGGTCACCCTGCAGTCTCGCAGTGTTGTCGTGGACGCTGTTGGGCAGGAGACGATTACGTGGGCCGACGTCGCAACAGTGTGGGCGCAGGTCGAGCAATTGCGCGGACGCGAACTGTTCGCTGCGGCGGGCACGGTGTATGAAGGCACGACGCGTATCCGCATCCGATACCGGTCCGACGTCGCTGCGACGTGGCGTGCGGTGTGGGGTGCTGTGCGCATGGATATCGTTTCGGTCATTGCTGTGGGCGGGCGCAATGACATGACCGAGATGCTGTGTCTCGAAAACGTGAAGGATGGACGATGACTGACTCCCGAATTGTCATCGGTGGCCTGGAGGATATGCGCGCGAAGTTTCAGCTCGTGACCCGCACCTTGCGAACGCGCGTTTTACGGCTCGCGCTGTCTGCGGGTGCCCGCGTGCTGCGCGACATAGCCAAACGCGAGGCGCCGGTGCTGAAGGCCACGCGCGTCAAGTCACCCTACCGGCAGCCCGGGACGCTCAAGCAGGCCATCCGTGTGAGGTCGAGCAAGCGTGACCGAGCCGCCGGAGACGTTGGGGTGTTTGTCAACGTCAAGCCCTTGCCTCGTGGCTCAGCGAAAAACCCGCGTGATCCGTACTACTGGCGGTGGCAAGAATTCGGGTGGACGCCTGCCGCCGGGAAGCACGGCGCAGCAGGCACGCGGGCACGGCGCGCGAGTGTGAAGTCCGGAGCTACGCCCCGCGTGCCCGGCAAGTTTTTTCTTCGCGCTGCTGCATTGCGAGTCGCTGAGGCGCTGCCGTTGGTCGAGCGGGCGCTGGTCAAGTGGCTCACCAAGATTGACGCGCAAGGGCGGGTGACACCATGAGCGCCGAGACCGAACTGCGCGCCCTGCTGGTTGCAGACTCCGCGTTGGTGGCGCTGGTCGGGACGCGCATTGCGGCGGATCGGATCGAGCAGGGCGCAGCGCGTCCGTTCGTGGTGTTCACTCGGGCCAGTACGGAGTATGTTTTGGCCCTGGACAGTTCGGTGGCGGCAACCAAAGCCATCTTTGAGGTCCAGTGTTGGGGTGATACGCGCGTGTCGATTGAGGCGGTGGCGGATGCCGTGAGTCGGATATTCACTGCCGATGCCCGCGCGCTGAGTGAGCGGTCGAGCGGGTACGATGCCGAGCTTGATCTTGAGGCAACGACATTTATCGTTGACTGGTGGGACTGATTAACCAAGGAGAAAATCATGAGTGTACCCAAGGGTAGAAACTGCAAAGTAGAGGTCGCGGCCACTTACGCCACTGCGATAGCGCCCACGGCGCTGACGTTGGCCAATCCCGGCCTCGCCACCAAGGTCACGCACGGCATGGCCGCCGGGACGATTGGCTACTGGACTGTCGCGAGCGGGATGATAGAGCTGGACGGCTGGGCGTCGAGCGTCAAAGCCGGCACCGCCGATAACTGGACGCTGGAGCGCATCAACACGACGTCAATGTCGGTGTGGATATCGGACGCCGGCAACACGTTCACCCCGGTGGCAACTTGGCTCACGCTGTCGCCCGCGACGAGTTACGCAATCGGAGGCGGCGAGGCGGACGAGCAGGACGTGAGCAGGCTCATAGACAGTACGCGTCAGATCGAGTACGGGCTGCTCAGCGCCGAGACCGTGACCTTCGAGAATCTGTCGGACTCACAACTCGCGGGAATGATCGCGGTGGATGCCGCTGCGCGGGCGGGCACGTCTATGACGTTTCGGATCACGCTGAGCAATACAGAGCGGCGTGTGTTTCGTGGTGTCGTTACGGTGCCCTCTGAGACGCAGGGTCTCAGTGTCGTGGCTACTGGCGGCTTCAAGGTCGCCGTGAAGGGCCAGGTACTCCGGCTGCCTGTAGCGTCGTGAGTGCGTTGCTTGATCGGATGCGCGCTGCGCGCATGTCATGGGTCGAACTCGACCCGGGCAAGCGCGTGCAGATCATTCGCCCGCTCAGCGCGGAGCTGCAAGACTTCGCGCGCATCGATGGGCAGACCGACGTGGACCGCATGGCGCTGTGCGCCAGCAAGTATGTCGTCGGTTGGGACGGCATAACCGAGGCTGATCTGCTCGGGGCGGATCAGGCAAGCCCGATGCCAGTCCCATTCGACGTCGAGGTGTGGGCCGAGGTTGTGCGCGACAGACGGGGCTGGATGCTGACGGTGGTGGAGGCGCTGATGGGCGTCATTACGGCGCATGAGGAACGGGTGGCCCGCGATGCAAAAAACTGACTGCCATCCTCGACTGGCAGGCCGAGCAATGGGAGGGCGAGGTCGCACCCATGCAGACTGCGGCTCAGGTGCAGGTCATACGCGCGTGGAATTTGCTGAGCAACGGGCAGGGAGGTTTCGACTGGGCGGGGCTGCCGGTTGTTTGCGAGCACTTGGGAATCGCGGACGCGGGTGCGCTCATCGACGCGTTAATGGTCATCAAACTGCACGACTCTGGAGGACAACACAATGGCGCTGGCAACCCTGACGATTGACCTAGTCGGAAAACTCGCGAGCTTCGAGCGTGATCTAGGATTGGCTACTCGCTTGGTGCAGCGGCAAGCTGTGCAGATGGAGAGCGCATTCAGCAAGGTCGGCACTGCCCTGAGCACGGTGGGCATCGGAGTATCGCTCGGTGCGGTTGTTGTCAAGCTCGAAGCCATGGGCAAGGCCGCCATCGACAGCCTGGACGCCCTCGTCAACCTGCGCACCACCACCGGATCAACGATAGAGAACTTGAGCGCACTGGAGGACGTCGCGGCTCGCAGCGGCAATAGCTTTGAAGTCGTCACGGCGGCGGCCGTGAAATTCAACATGGTCCTCAAGGACGCAAAGCCCGGCAGCGACGCCGAAGCGGCGTTCAAGGCCATCAACCTCAGCGTGCGGGAGCTGCAGGACCTGGACCCGGCCGAGGCGTTGCGTCGCGTGGCTGTGGCGTTGGCGGGGTTCGCCGATGACGGGAACAAGTCGCGGCTGTCCATGGAGTTGTTTGGGCGCAAGTTGCCGGAGATCTCCGACTTCCTGCGCGACCTCGGGCAGCAAGGCGAGCTCGTGGCCAAGGTCACAACAGAGCAAGCCGAGGCGGCCAAAAAGTTCAACGACGAGCTGTCGTCCATGAGCAAGAATATCCTCGACCTGACCAGGACGATTGTCGGCCCGCTCGTGAGCGGCTTCAACACGTTGATCGCAAAATTCCGCGAGGGGCAGAAGGCCGGAGAAGGTTGGTTCGCCTTCAACCGCCGGATGCTGGCCGAGGGTGTCGGAGCCTACATGCCCGCTCTGTCGGGCGCGGACTTGGGTGGCGCGGGGCTCGCGACGTTCGCCGGCGCCAATGATCAGTCAGCAGCGGAGTCCGCGCGGCTTGCGCGCAGGCGATCAGTCGGCGTGCTTCCGTTCGCTGCCGACAAAGCCAAACACACCGCCGAGGCCCAAGGCACCCGCACAGCGACGAGCGAGTTGTCGAAGTATGCGGACACACTGGAGAAGGCGGCACGCCGGGCCGCAGACTTGTCCGCTGTCGAGGAGGCGCGGCTCGTAATCGCCGAAAACCTCAACCGCCAATCGAGCACGGCCCTGCAGGCCGACATCATGCGGTATGCGGCACTGATCGACGAGGCCAAGACCTACAAGGACTTGCAGGCCGACTTGCTCAGGCAAGCGGCGGAGCTGGATCGCGGGATGATCGCGGGCGAGGATGCGGCGCAGCGACGCACGGACACGCTGCGCGCCGAACTGCGCGACCTGAGCGGACGCACGGGCGCCGACAAAAAGCGGGAGCTGACCGCGCAGTTGGAGGCGGACTTGGCATCGAACACTTTTCTGTTTACCCCGGAAGAGCTCGACCGCACTGTGCGCGGTATTGCGGGCGTAAACGACGAGGTGAAGAAAACAACCAACCTTGCTGAGGAACTAGGCCTGACGTTCGCGAGCGCGTTCGAAAATGCGGTGATCGGGGGCAAGAGTTTCAGCCAGGTTCTCAAGGGTCTGCTCGCCGACATCGAGCGCGTGGTGTTGCGCAAGGCAGTCACTGAGCCGCTCAGCAACTTTGTCGTATCGGCGCTGACCTCGTTCCTGCCTAAGTTTGCGTCGGGCACCGACTACGTGCCGCGCGACATGCTGGCCATGGTGCACCGGGGTGAGCGCATCATTCCCGCAAGCCAGAATGCCTCGGGCGGAGGCGTGGTCAACAATTATTTCACCGTCGGCGACGTGGCATCGGTCTCGATGGTGCAGCGCGCTATTGCGGCGAGCGAGCGCAACATGGTG